TTACGGAGGAGCAGTCTATCAATGTATGGGCCTTCTTGGCGTAATGAAAAAGAGCCTTACCCCCATTCATACTATCGCTGCAGGTGCAGCAATGTCGTGTGGGTTTATGATTTTGATTTCGGGCCACAAGCGCTTTGGCTACGAGTATTCGACGCCCCTCTATCACCAAGTTTCGACAGGCTTCTGGGGGAAGGTCAAGGATATGCAAGAGAGCCTCGAAGAAACGAAGAGACTGCAAAAGAAGATTGAGGAGATTACCCTGGAGCGAACGAACATCAGCCAAAAGAAACTAACTGAAGTGTTGAAGAACAAGATTGACTGGTATATGACAGCCGACGAGGCGCTACGTCTAGGCGTGATTGATGAACTGGTATGAAAAAACTGCGCAACGTCAATACAAACAAAAGGAAGAAGGAGCGTAAGGCCAAGCAAAAAGAATTGCAAGAGCAAACTGCTTTGCTGATGAAGCATCCTAAGGAATGCTGTGTTTGTAATATTGAATTCGTGCGCACCCCCACCACAGTAAAAGAATGGCACGTAACAGTCGTGCAAGAGAAAAAAGCGGTGCACCTGACATGTCCGTCCTGCTGGGGCATCCTTACAGAAGCAATGGAGAAGCTCGATGGAATTTAAAGAAGGTTTGACCTACAATGATGTGCTCTTGATGCCTCAGTACTCTGATATCCGGCGCCGAGCTGAGGTTAGTATTGGCAGCGCCCTGGATGGGCCTTACGCCTACGTCCCTTTGAATCTTCCTATTATAGCGAGTCCCATGGATACTATTTCGGAAGAAGAGATGGGTGTAGCAATGTGGCAGGAGGGAGGCCTCGCGATCATCCATCGTTATAACACCATCGATCGCCAATTAGAGATTATGGATCACGTTACTGTAATGTCTCAATGTAATGCCGGCGCCGCCATAGGAACTTCTGGAGACTATTTAGAGAGAGCAACTGCCCTGTATGGTGTGGGCGTTAAGATTCTATGTATTGATGTGGCCCACGGCCACCACATACTAGTAAAGGAAGCCCTCCATGAATTGCGTGGCCACTTTGGCGACTCCGTTCACATCATGGCAGGGAACGTTGCAACCTTGGAGGGGTACAATGACTTGGTCGATTGGGGAGCCGATAGTGTGCGTTGCAATATTGGCGGCGGTTCTATTTGTTCAACTAGGATTCAGACTGGCCACGGCGTCCCGGGTCTTCAAACAATATTTGATTGCGCGCAAGCAGGACGGCAAGTACCGATTATTGCCGACGGAGGAATCCGGACTTCCGGAGATATTGTCAAAGCTCTGGCGGCTGGCGCTGACTTCGTTATGCTTGGTTCTCTGCTTGCAGGTACTGACGAAACTCCTGGCGACATAATTAACTCGCATCAGGGTAAGTTTAAATCCTATCGCGGAATGGCAAGCAAGGACGCCCAGATTGAATGGCGCGGAAAGACCGCGTCTCTGGAAGGGGTTGCCACTACGGTGCCGTGCAAGGGACCGGTCGCAGATATACTCGATGATCTGGAGAGAGGAATCCGAAGCGGCTTCTCCTACTCCGGCGCGCGCAGTCTTAAAGAGCTGCAAAAGAAGGCCGTCTTTTTACGCCAGACAAGTAGCGGCCAAGTAGAAAGCTCTACTCACATCCTTAAGTCATGACCGTTCCTCCCAACCAATCAGTTCTAAGTTTTTATCTGGACGCGAAGCTCCACGAGAATCTACGAGTGCGCCTCCATTATGACCAGATTAAAAACCAGAGTGAGTTTTTTAGAATGTGTGTGGAATCTTATCTGGCACAAGACGAAGGGTTTATGGAGTTTTTAGATGCCTACAAAATAAAGTATGCTCTCCAATCTAAGTCGCGCGCCCAGCGTTCTCGCACCTTGAGAAAGAAAGGAAATAAACTTATGGAAGACTTGGCTCTTACCGAAGCAGAAGTTGAGAATATATTTGATATACTAGAAGAGGATTTACCAGAGTTATGAAACAGTGTGCCCAAGAGTGTTATCTAGCGAGGGTGGCGTGTGAAAATGAAAACTGTCGCCTACATGTAGATTATGAAGAAGACCTAAACTGCACATTAGTCGCAGTCCACCAGCACGGCCCCCTCACGCTGGAGGAAATTGGAAAGAGACATCAGATAAGTACGGTGCGTGTCAAACAAATCTTAGATGCCACCCTGGTTAAATTAAAAAAGACATTAGTGAAAGAAAATACTATTTAAAAGTAGCATATTGCAATATGTTGTAGGAGATATCAATTATGTCAGGCAAAAAGAACCTTCTGAATGAAGCGCAAGTTCGAAAGTTTATGAAGCTTGCTAGCTTGGAACCTCTCGCCTCTAGTTTTATCCAAGAGATGAGCTATCGAGATGATGAGGAAGAGTTGGACGAGTTACGCACCGGTGTTCGCGGCGGCTTAGGCCCCGCATCAGGCCGTGCCAACCCCGGCCACGGTCGTGGTCAAGGTGAAGCCCCCGACGGCTCTCTCTTTGAAGAGGAAGCTGACCCCGAGGCTCTCGAAGATTACGCCGCAGGCGACGAAGAGCGAGGCCATCCCGAGGAAGCAGCAGAAGATGAATTGGAAGCTGACATCGAGATGGAGCCCGAAGGCGACGCAGGCGATGGCCGTATGGTTGCCGTCGACGACTTCCTAGCTGCACTAGAAACCGCACTCGAAGACGCCATCGGCGACGAGGTGGAAATTGATTCTGACGACATGGAAGCTGAGGAAGAAGTTGACGACTTCGCTCCGGAAGGAGAAGAGGTTGTCGCCGACGAGGAAGAGGACATTGAGTTGCAGGAAGGCTGGGAGCATCCCAAGTCTGCCAGCGGCCCCGTCAACACCCACAAGGGCTCCAAGCAGCACCCCGATCAGCGCAACAAGAAGAACTCTAAGGGCGGACTCGCCTCGCAGGGCCCCGGCCTCGTGAAGGAAGAGGACGACGAGGAAACGCCTGACGACAAGGAAGATGAACACCTGGGTGCCAAGGACGGCAAGGAATCCGGCAAGAAGCAGAGCATGAAGGACCGCCGCAAGGAGATGCGCGGCGAGCGCCGAGCAAAGGGCGAAAAAGGAGATCCAGTTTCTACAGACGAATCCCTTTCCTCCACCAACGATCTTGTTGAAGAGATTACCAAGCGCGTTGCGGCTCGTATCCTTAAGAGTGCTCTGAAAAAGTAATACTTGACAATCAAGTAATAATCTAGTAGAATAAGGCTGTGAGAGATCACAGCCTTTTCTATTTGGAGTCTGTATGTATGAGTTAGCCACACAAGAACTAGCAGTATTTGTGGTGTTGGGTTTTTGTTGCGGGGTGTTTTCCACCTATTACTTGGCGCGCCTCTTGGAGATCATTCACATGTGGCGCCTCCTGCGCCAAGTCATTGCTCACCTTTTGTTTATGTGCCTTACAATTGTAGAAAATGTAGAGTTTCTTAACACGCTGAAGGTAAAGGCGATGTATGAGGCGGAGTTCACGGACCAGCAGATTGCTGACTTCCAAGAAGTATGGGATGAGACCTTGACAAACTGGAAGGACTCGGTTATACTAACCACAGTGAGTAAGGCACCACCGCATTTTCGTACGATGATGCCGTTTGATGACTGGCCCAGCGCCATGAAGTTTTTAAATCGAGAAAGAAAAGGTGAAAATGATTAAAGTAGAAGACGAGCCCCCGGGCTCAGAGGAAGATGAAGCCCAGGCAGAAGGGCACGTTTTGCATGATGAAACAGAAGAACTCCCGGGCCTCCTGGGGCTCTGCGGGGACGTCAACGAAGCCTCCCTCCAAGATATTTCGGCCGGCCTAATCGCCGCCAACCACAGTCGCATTTTAAATATAGATCCTGATGAGTTCGAAGGGGTAGAGGATTTAGAATTCTTTATCTCCTCCAACGGAGGCTCCGTGGGTGATATGTTCGCAGTCTATGATCTGATGCGAGTGGTGAGAAGGAACCGCGACATCCGGACTTACGGGTTTGGAAAGGTGGCGTCCGCCGCGGTGGTACTCCTCGCCGCGGGAACCCCGGGAAAGAGATTCATTTCGAAACACACCCGTCTCATGATTCATCACTGCTCTGCCGCAGAACACGGCCCTGTCCCCAATCTTAAGACGGTTTACAAAGAGGCGGCACACGTAGAGGAGATGATGGTGCAAGCACTGGCCGACAACTCAAACCTAACTGTTGGAGAGATATATAATATCTTCTCCCAGAACACAGATGAATATTTCTCAGCTGAGGAAGCACTTGAAATGGGTTTTGTTGACGAAATCATCTAATTAGTAACAGACCCCCGAGGACCCACAATGAATATTGATACACTGGTAGAGAGCTTTTACAAGAAAGCCAACGACGAAGACCTGATAAATGAGGTGCTGCAGTTCCTCGTCGCGCCGTCTCTTGGCGAGTCGCTGACTGGAGCCCGGGCACGTGAACGCGTACTGCGTCTCCCCAACGTGATGCCAACCGAAATCACTGTGGGACAGAAGCCCTCTAGTGAGGACCGAGCGCAGTTTGAAATGTGGATGAGTAACATCGGATCCGGGTGGAGTCCTGGCGGCGACCAGAGCGCCGTCGCTGCTAAGCTTAAGTCTCTTACAGATTTTTTTAAGGATCCTGCGGCTAGCCTTCAGAACGCTACTATTCCCGAAACCCTCTCCTACCTCATGTTTCTAAATCAATTTGTATACATGTTGAAAGAGTTTAATGCATCCGTTGCTGGGTTCTTGTGGGAACCTTTTCTGGCTGCACTCTTCGGCGGCAACTCACGGCAGGTCCCCACTAGCGAAGGAGACATTGCTGATATTCGCATTGACGAGCCCGGCGGCCGAAAGGGCGCCCCCATTAGCCTCAAGATCCTTAATGCTGCGGGAGATGTGAAAGGATCCTTTGTAGATTTGGTAAAACATTTCGCTGGCGATGAGGGCAAGCCACCTGGGGACGAGATGCGTTACGTTATTGTCGTTAAGACTCAGAGCGGAAAGAACAAAAGCGTTTCGGCGGTTACTTTTTATGAGTTTAACATTACAGCCAAAAACTTTTTTGAGTGGATCGGCCACCCGAAGCATCGCCAGACCTTTGAGGTTAAGCCCGTTACTTTTACACTAGCCGACGCTAACAAGAAGGGATGGCTTAAAGTGGGAAGCGCCCAGCGGAAGGACTTCGTCAGGGGGATACCCGGCGGCGAGGGTAACTGGATTTGGATTCGAACTGCTAAGTCTTTAGAAGCGAGCCGGAAGGTTTCGCCCGAGTGGGTGCGTATTGGTAAGTTTGTTAAAGGACCCGAAGGAAAACCCGTGGCTACCTTGTCGGCTGACGCGGACGTCCAGGCGCGCCTACAGATGTCCGGTGTTCCCGAAGATGGAGTTGTTGATCCCAATACCACCTCATTAAAAGCTAATATTGCTATCTTCGGCCGCGGCGGAGTGGGGGGCGCAACCCTTGTTAAAGGATATGAAGCGCTGCCCGGTACTGAATCCAAAGATACCAAAGAACTGTGGGGAGGCAAGGAGGAAATGGCTGATTGGATGGATCTCGCCGCGCGCCTTCGTGAAGCCGGTGCAGAGCCATCAGTTTTCTTTAATGCGGTTCTGGGTAAAGACCCTGGTGTGCGATGGCCCGGGCATGCTGCGCTTGGAGCGCGCCGCGGCCAGGATGCGGAAGGGGGAGGAACTCAATTTCATATTAAACCGAACCACTACAAGGGGAAGGCGGGCCAACTGGGAGTACTGCGAATCACTACCCAAGCCACCGAAAAGTTCTTTGCGGAAGCAGCTGCCACCATGAATGAAGAACTGATAACAATGTTCAACAAGCTAGCTGATTTGAATGATAATATCGCGCGCTTCTTCTTGGCTAACTGTGGGGAAGGCAAGGCGTGTACCGATAAGGATGCAGCCAACCGTACTCAAGCAGGCCAGGACGCCATCAATGACTCCCAAGAGCTTGAGGCAGCAGTTGTTAAATCCGTGTCAGGAATGAAATAAAATAGTTTGACATTTCAAACTTCTGTGCTATAATAAACATAATCGAAAGAGAGGTGACATGTGCCCAAGTGTAAATTGGTGTGTCGGACTGAACTAAATACTAAAATATTAAAGGGAGTAAATACTCTCGCGGACAATGTCGCAGCTACCTTGGGACCCAAGGGTCGCAATGTGGTGCTTCAAGAAAAGGGAAAGGATCCCTTTATTACCAAGGACGGAGTTACGGTGTCGGCTTTTGTCCATCTCGATGACGCATTTGAAAACGCCGGCGCTCAAATCCTGAAGCAGGCTACCTCGCAGACCAACTCGATGGCAGGGGATGGCACCACTACCGCCACCGTTCTGGCGCGCGAGATTATGGTCAAAGCCCAGCGGTACATCACGGCCGGCGCCTCGCCGGTTGAAATCAAGCGCGGAGTGGATTTGGCAGTCGACAAAATTGTCAACAATCTCAAGGAGATGGCTCAGCACATTGAAACTTTAGAGGATGTGGAAAATATAGCTACCATTTCAGCCAACAACGACCGTGTAATCGGGAAGTTAGTTGCGACCGCTGTGGATAAAGCGGGTAAAGATGGTGCTATCACTATCCAGGAGGGAAAGACAATTGAAACCACTCTGGATATCATCGAAGGCTTCCGCCTGGAATCGGGCTATGCAGCAACCGCGTTTATTACGGATGAGCGAAGGGGCGCCGCCCACCATGACTCTCCTCTCTTCCTAGTCACCGATCAAAAGATTGAGGCGGTCGACCAGATTCTCCCGGCGCTGGAATTAATAGCGCGAGATTCACGGCCCCTGATTATCGTGGCCGAAGAGATTGAGGGTCAGGCCCTAGCTGCCCTAATCATGAACGCGGTACGAGGCTCTTTAAAGATCGCCGCCGTCAAGGCTCCTTTTTATGGAGAGCGCCGGCGGAATATGTTGGCCGACCTAGCGCTATCGACTGGCGCAGAATTTATCTCAAGAGATTCCACGGTGCGGCTACGAGACATAAAACTCCAGCACTTCGGCCAAGCGAGATCAATTGATATAACGAAGCAGACGACTACGGTCATTGGCGGAAAAGGAAGTGCCAAAGAAGTAGACAAACGAATCGAGATCCTTAAAACAGAGCTACGCGCGACCGAAGATATGTTAGACTGCGACAAGATTCAAGAGCGGATTACTAAGCTAGCCGCCGGCGTAGCTGTCATTAACGTAGGTGCCCCCACCGAGGTAGAGATGATAGAGAAGAAGCATCGGATTGAGGATGCACTAGAGGCTGTGAAGTCGGCCCAACAGGAGGGAATTTTACCGGGTGGTGGAGTTGCTCTCTTAGAAGCCTCCGCTGCGGTACAAGTAGATGTAGAGAATGAAGACCAGCAATTTGGGGTTGACATTGTACTGCAGGCAGCTGCAGCCCCGTTGCGACAGATGGCGACCAATAGTGGTCTCTCTCCCGATTTAATTGAAGCCGAAGTCAAAAGGGCCACTAAAAATTGCGGCCACAATTTTCGAGACTTTTGCATGGTAGATATGTATGCTGCTGGAATCATTGATCCATTGAAGGTAACTCGAAGCGCTCTGCAGAATGCAGCTTCTGCCGCCGGCACTCTAATTACCACTTCTCATGGAATTATAGAAACATAGACCTATTTACTTCAGCCTCTTGGAGAATCCCTTATGCCTGATCTTGCAACCACCCCTAATTTGACCGTAATGATGGCGGAGATCTCCACCAAGATGCAAGTGCTATTAGATAAACAAGATGAGTTGGCTGAAAATATTTCTAAAATTAAAGAGGCCGTGTATGACCCCGATAAGGGGCTTTATGCACGGTTGAGTAAATTAGATGCTCGATTGGACGCACTTGAATCTTGGAAAAACAACAACACCAAAATTTTATGGATTGTTATAACAGTGGGAACGGGACTTGTTCTCTCCACTATATGGCAGGCCCTCTTCTAAGAAAGGAAGAATAAATGCACGTTAAGTTATCGTATACTATTGAGGAAGAGGACATCCTCAAAGAAGCCGCAAACCTTCTGAGCCTTCGTGGTCCCACCCTCCAGCAAGTCGTGGAGGATTATCAGAGCATCCAGCGCGAACTCACACAGGAGGACGACCCGCCTAACCTTTCGCGCGTAGAAGAGTATCTCCTCTCCCTGCGCAACGGCCTCCGAGGATTGGACCTCCGGGCCGCCGAGGTGGGAGGCATAGTTCGGGAGTACGAAGCCCACCGCCGCCAGGGACCCCCTTCTCCCCTCTCCTCTCCTCCAACGCTCCCCGAGGCGATCGTGCCCGAGGACGAAGAATAATGCGCAAGAATCCTCAGATAGGGGATTTAGTTCATATTCCTCAATCGGTGGATTTGATAGATTGTGATTTGGAGGAAGACCCCCAACTCACTATTCCTCTTAAGGTGGAACATACGCAGGCTCCTCGTATTGGAGTAGTAACCCGGGTCTCCACCGCCGGCTATGTTCGTGTTTACTGCGATGGCGCGCTATGGGCTGTACGAGACCAAAGTGTATATAAGTTAGGATAAGAAATGATTAAGTTTGTAGAAGTAGTCAATAATACTAGTTTTAACTCCCGACTCGAAAGGGTTGCTATCCCAGAGTTCTCACTCAAAGAAGTATGGTTGAATGAAAAATATGTAGTAAATTTAAGAGAAGCCCCAGGATATGATAAACTCTTACGAGAGGGCCATCTAGGTGAACTCAATCCGGCCCACGAGTTTACGCTCGTCACTGCACAGCAAGGCCCCAATCAACACTCCTATGTAGTGGTGGGAGGGGTCACCGAAGTGGCGGCTAAATTAAATCGAGAAACCAAAACTTTATTGCGAGGATAGAATGCTAAAGACACCAAGTATTACAGAAAAACCGTGGGGCCACGAGGAATTGTGGGCCAGCTCCAATCGTTATGTGGGTAAAATTTTATTTATTAAAAAGGGCCATCGCCTGTCGCGACAGTACCATACGGTCAAAGAAGAAACGGTCATGGTCTTAGAGGGTACTCTTCTCTTGGAGGCCGGCCCCTATAAAAAAGGGGGCGACATCGAGCGTCACACGCTGCAGCCCGGCGGCATATTTCATGTCTCTCCTGGCACCATCCATCGATTTTGTGCGGAGGAGGGTGATGTGCGGCTAGTGGAAGTAAGCACCACCGAGGTGACTGACGTCGTACGCTTAGAGGATGACTACCGCCGGGTGACAGAGATCCCCAAACCACCCCCCAGCAGCGGAAAATAATTTACTTTTTCGCTTGACACTGCTGAACCCGGTGTTATAATATAAAGCGAAGGAGGTTAGAACACTTATGAATCCAGTTCTACGCAACAGCGCGAGGTCTCCGCGCAGCTTACTCTTTGAGACCATTTTTGGTGATGATTTTATTAATTTCGGCAATCAGCTAGTTGATGATTATTCGGTAAAGACCAACGTATCCAGCACTGACGAGGAATACAAGGTGGATGTTATTGCCCCGGGACTTGATAGGGACGACTTAGGCGTGAAGGTTGAGAACAACCATCTTTACGTGACTTATAATAGTGAGAATAATACTAACACTACAGTTCAGTATAAATCTTTTAGTCGTTTTTGGAAGCTACCCACCGACGCAGATTATGATACCATCCGCGCCGAATACAAGCAGGGCATTCTGTCCGTCTTCGTTCCCCGCGAGACCCCTGCGTCTAACTCCATTGATATTGACATTAAGTAAATTACACAACTAATTATAGTTGATGTATCTGCGTCAATCTAATAAATGG